ATGATGAAAAACAGAACGAGCACAGCAGCAATTGGAGAATCTAGATTAATGGACACGGAGGAGTTAAGAGCATATACCAATCTTGGACGGAATAACGCAATGAAACTTGGTGAAGAGATTGGGGCAAAAGTTCAAATCGGACGCCGGGTATTGTGGGATCGTGTAAAGATAGATCAGTATTTCAATTCATTAACAGGAGTAAAATAATGCAGAATCAAAACAGAAATAACCGAGTGCACACAGAGGGACAGTCCGGCAAGACTGATTTCTTAATTGAGGGACTGCTGCCAGTTGGTAAAGAAAATGCAGTCACTACGCAGGAGCTTGTGAAAATGACTGGGTGTGGGTCAGCAAGAGAGCTTCAGCAGCGGATAGCCTATGAGCGGGAACACGGCGCAATTATTTGTTCCGGATCCGGCCGAGGTTATTGGAGACCGAAAGACAGGAAAGAGATACAGGAATTTGTACATACAATGAATGCCAGGGCGTTGAATACCCTAAAGGCGGTCAAGAGTGCAAAAAGAGCCTTGAAAGTACCGGAGGGGCAGCAGTCAATGAAAGGAGAAAGCATAAATGGCAAATAGAAGAATGTTTTCAAGAGATATTGTTTGCTCAGACCATTTTCTCGATATGCCGTCTTCTGCTCAAGCGTTGTATTTTCAATATGGATTAGAGGCTGATGATGACGGGTTTGTGAGTGCACCAAAGAAAATTATCCGCTTAACAAATGCTTCGGAAGACGATTTGAAAATTTTGATTGCAAAAGGTTTTATTATTCCATTTGATAGTGGAGTTGTTGTTATACGTGACTGGAAAATAAACAATTATTTGAGAAAAGATCGTTATACACCCACGCGATTTAAAGCAGAATTGGAACAGTTAGATACGGTTGATGACCGCTATCAATTGCACATGACTTCAAATGGTATACCAATCAGCAACCACATGGTAGGCATTACGGATACCCAGGTTAGGTTAGGTAAGGATAGTATAGGTAAGGATAGTATAAATAATAAGGGGGGAAAATCGTCCCGATTTATCCCGCCCACTGTGGAAGAAGTACGAGAATATTGTCTTGAACGTGGAAATAATGTTGATGCTCAATGTTTTGTTGATTTCTATTCTTCAAAAGGGTGGTATGTTGGTAAGTCGAAAATGAAAGATTGGAAAGCATCTGTAAGAACATGGGAAAAAAGAAGACAGGTAGATAGTAATAACCTGCAAGCAGATAGAAATGAACTGGGGGAATGGTTGAATGCTTAGAGAGGAAGCGGCAAGATTATTGATGATGATACAGGGAGCATATCCAAACTATAAACCATTGGATAAAAGTGTTGCAGTTAATACATGGCATTTAGCTTTATCTGATATTTCGTTTGATTTGGCACAACAGGCGTTTATCACCTATTTGCGTTCAGATACGAGCGGTTTTGCACCGGCACCGGGACAATTAATAGCACGAGTACAGGAATTGAGTATACCAAAGCAAATGAATGAGCTTGAGGCGTGGACGCTTGTAGAAAATGCAGTTCGGAATAGCGCATATAATTCAGAGGCTGCATTTTCAAAATTACCGCCATTGATTCAAAAAGCAGTTGGCTCTCCGGGACAACTTAGAGCGTGGGCAACTGATGAGGATTATAACAGCCAAGTGGCTTCATCTAACTTTATGAGGGCATATCGAAGCGAGGCAGCGCAGCAAACAGAGTATGATAGGTTGCCGGACGATTTAAAAAATAGAATTGCTCAAGTCAATGCAAGTTCGTACTCAGCTCAAATCCAGCATAAAAATCAAGAGGCAATAAAGATTGCATTAAATCAAGAACCTGCCAAAATTGAAGCAAATAGAGAGGTTACAAGTATATCAGAACAAAGTGATAGTAAATTGCAAGAATTGAAAACAGAGTTGCGATCAAAAAAGTGAATAAATATATACCTTGCAGCAGAGGACGCCTCACGACAGCAAGGTGACCTCTGCATTTATTTTAGTATTCATGGAGAAAGAAACAATGGTGATAACAAACGAACAGCTTGTAGCAAGGATCCAGGCCGGAGAAGAGACTGTTGCCAATATGCTGCAATTATGGCAGCAGACAAAGGCCTTTGTGGCAAAGCTGGCCAAGAAGTATAAAGGCTATGCGGAGTTTGATGATCTGATGCAGGAGGGGTATTTAGGACTGAATGAAGCAGTCAATCATTATGATGTAAGCCAGCATATCCCGTTTATCAATTATGCAGCATACTGGATAAAACAGCGCATGCAGCGTTTTACTGAGCGCAACAGCACGGTCCGGTTGCCCTCTGACATGTATCATTCTGTAATGAAGTATCGGCGGATTGTCGGAGAGTATATGAAAATGTATAACCGTGACCCCTCTGATTATGAATTACGAGGACTTTTAGACGTAAGCTGGGAAGAACTTACACGCATACAGGAAAATGCAAAGAGAGGGCAAACAAGAAGCCTCAGCGAAGTGATAGGCGAAGAAAGTGAAGACTTCACACTTGAGGATACGCTGGCATCAAATCAAGACCTGGAGGAAGACGTGATCCGGTTGTGTGATTTACAGGCAATGCAGAAAAACATGAGGGAGACAATTGATAATTTACCGGAGGGACAGGCGCAGGTGATACGTTGGAGATACTACGACCGCCTCACTCTGCGGGAGATTGGAGAGAAGCTTGGTTGCTCTGAGTCAAAGATAAGAGAGACGGAGAGAAAGGCAATGAGGAAACTCAGGGCGCCACATACAAGCAGGAAGTACCAAGCATATCATGAACAATATCTAACACCGTACCCGATTTATCATATTGGTGTTGAAAGCTTCCAGCGTACCGGATTCAGTGAGGTGGAACGTGCTGTTTTAGGTTGGGGAGATTGATGAAAATTAATGTGAAATGAGAATGAACACCAGACGAACCCGAGAGATCCACAGCGGGATCACGGAAAACTTGATGAAATTTAATATCTGAATGAGCATCGTGTGTTTTTCTTCACAGTGACAGTGTGAAGGTCATTCTTGTATGCACCGGGGAGGAGATGCCCGTGAAGTGAGAGGAAAGTGAGAAGACTCAACGCAAAATTGCGTTCGCCGAGTGTGGTGAAGCAAGAGAGAACCAAGAGAAATTACGAACGAACAAAGGCTGAACAACGGGGGAACTACGGGAGGTGAGTGAAGTGAAGGAAAGGCAGAGAAGATTTGCTGATGAATATTTGATAGATTTAAACGCAGAAGCGGCAGCAGTCCGCGCCGGGTATTCTCCGAGGTACGCAAGAGGAAACGCATATAAACTGGTTGCAAGAAGTGGCATCAAGGAATATATAGCGAAACGAATGGCTGAGAAAGAGTCGGAGCTGATAGCAGATCAGGACGAAGTATTGAGATACTTAACTGCAGTAATGCGTGGAAAATCCACAGCAGAGGAGATTGTAGTTGAAGGCACAGGTGATGGTTGCAGTGAAGCGAGGACAATGGAAAAAGCCCCGTCAGAAAAAGAAAAATTGAAAGCTGCAGAGCTTCTGGGCAAGAGATATGCGTTATTCACAGATAAGGTTGAAACAGATGTGGATATGGATTTGAATATTACAATTGATTACGGAGAATAATGAGTTGAAATAGAGAGCACGCCCCGTATTAGGGTTACCTTAGCCGTCCAGTGCAGATTTACACACGAGACTATAGGTTTCCTCAAAATTGAGGAGGGTTTCACTATTTCAGATAGCCCTGTTAAAAAGCCGGCAATGAAATACTGAGCCGGATTTTTGGTCGAGCGGATAATATTGGACTGCTGCCACTGTGAAAATCTGATTGCTTAGAGAATGGCAGTATGTTATATTGTGAGTAGAGCAATCGTGTTACAGGGTGGCTGGCCTCTATTCTACATAGAATGGGGGTGGTGCTGATGGACAATAATCATTTTGATTTCAACGACCTTATGGCGTTTGGTATGTTCATTCTCGCATTGCTGACATTCGTATTTACGTTTATCAGATAATGTTTTAAGGCATAGAAAAACCACCCCGGAACTTTGGCGAGCGAAGGAGTGGTGATTCTATAAATTCCAATTTACTTCGAGGTCAACCCACCTTGTGGGCGGTTGCTCTTTTTGTATCTTAAATATAGCATATCCGGCAGCAGGATGCAAGAGGGCGTTGAAATGGTTACTCTTTTGGACAAAACTGTCCGAAACTACCGAAATGGTACTTGAGCAGAACCAATGCGCCGGATCTGTATTATTCTTCAGATTTCTTCCCAATTTGGGAAAAAGTGCGATTATTCTTCAGAGTCACGCTCCATTGTTTCGTTAATTGCCCTGGTGACAAAATGATTCATACTTTCCCCTTGTTGTTCTGCATGAGCTTTAATAATAGACTTTTGCCCTTTAGGTACGCGAATGCGGATATCTTCAACGGATTCTTTGAGGTACTTTTCGGCCGCTTTTTTTTGAGCATCAGTGTAACGCGTTTTCTTTTCTGTTGGCATAATGTGTCACCTCCCTATAACAAAATTCTTTAGTGGATTCTTCTCCACCTTACAAGAATATTGTAGCAGAAGTAAATATATGTGTCCATAGATAAAATAGACAAAAATGGTGCACTATGTACCCATAGATTTTGTACGGTATGTCAATTGAAATCTATGGGTACATAGATTATAATATAGTTACAAGTTAAGGAAAGACAACAGCGAAGGGTGAAAACGATGTGGCGTAAGCGTACCGGAGACACCAATATAATACCGGACAAGGGAAAGCAAAGGTATACAAGAGGTTACTGAGATTGGTTTAAGACCTGCCGGAGCTGTTGGAACACCTGCAGAAAGGAGTACATAGGTTATGAAATACGATTTAAAGAGAATCATGCTGAATGCATGGAAGAACTACCGAAAGAATAATATCAGCTTTGCAGAAGCATTGCACAGAGCATGGCTGTCAGCCAAAGCCGAAGAAATCAACGCAGAGCGCATTGAGAGGAGCAAAGCGGCAGCAGGCGTAGCAGAGGAGACAAATACATGGTCTGGTTGGAAAAAGCTTGGATATGAAGTAATACACGGCTCTAAAGCATTATTTGGTTGCTCATTGATTTGGGGTTCCAAGGGTGATGGAGCAATTTACAAAGCAAGTTTCTTTGGCAGATCACAGGTACAAGAAATAACAGCATAAAAAGAGCCCCTTATCAGTGCTACCAACGCTGATAGGGGCAGTAGATGACTGGATTCCAGCCAACAAACATATTAATCATAACATGGAGTCCGGGGAAAGGACAAGAGAAAAATGGCCTACGAAGTAATTAATGAGAAACTGAAAGTAGAAGCGTGCAGGATTGGAGATCTGACAGAGGTGCTTGATATCCTGAAATATAGCTACATTAGTGAGGTGCCCCTTGAGGTTATACAGAGCATATTCCAAGAATATGATTCTGGCCTTATTGGTCTATGCCAGGTATTTATTTATGGCGTAATCGAGGGGAAGAGAGCAGAGAGAGCCAGGAGGGCGCAGCATCATGACTGAAAGAGATGTATTTGTGCAGGCAATTCCGCAGATCGCAGAAATGGTAGTTGAAGCTCGTAAGCTGACCGGAGAAGAGTTTCAGGAGTGGCATGATGAAGTAATGAAGTCTGTACCGGATAAGGCAAAACCATTTATCGAAAAGGTCTTTATGGTTGTTGCTGATAATTTATAAATAGGATTCTCGCCTTTCCGGGAAAGGTATTGGCGGACTGGAGCCGGACGGCGGAAATTTTGTAACACGATAACGCGCGCGAGGTGCGACATCGCACAAAACCACAAATACAGGGTGCACTCTCTGAACAGTGAGAAGTTGTAAGACTGCTGCCCTTCCTGGAACGATACACCAATATCCGAACAGGATGGCAGGAGGTCAAGACTCGGAAATACTCGGATTGAATGTATATTCTGACATTTCGGACACCCTAAAAAGGTGACAAAAACAAGAGCATAAAAACTTGAAAGAAGGTGATAACAAAAGCCCCAGGTGCGGCAACACCACGGGGCTAAAACAGAAATAACCCAATACACGCAATAAAGGGTCAACATGATTATAACTGTCATGTTGGCTTATTGCAATACTTGAACTTATGTTCAGAAAGGAGTAGAGCATGGCAGTTGATAAGAGAGGTAGGAAGCTACCAAAGGGGATACAGCAACGATATGAAGGATATGAGGGACGCTTCATGTATCAGGGAAAAAGATACCTTGTGCATGGCAATACCATTACAGAGACGCAGAAGTATATAACAGAACTTAAGTATAAACTGGAGCATGGCATATATGTTACAAAAGAGAAAATTACTCTTGATGAATGGTATAAAATTTGGTTGGAGGAATATAAAAAGAATCGGGTGAAAATAGGAACCTATACGAGCTATGAAAAATATTATCAGAGCATTATAAAAAAGAGACTCGGCAGCAGGCAGATTTCGGAGCTCCGGGGCGAGCATATTCAAAAGTTATACAACGATCTGGTAAAAGAAGGATATGCATTATCAAGTATTAAAATTGTATCGGCTGTTTTAAACGGGTGCTTAAAGCAGGCCATGAAGAATGGATTGATTGAACGTAATCCGGTAAAGCTGGCAGAGTTACCACGGCAGACAGGAAAGAAAAAGGAGAGAATGGCCATGACAAAAGAACAGCAAGATCTATTTATGGAATATGCAAAAGAGAGTTATCTGTATCATTTTTTTGCGGTGATGCTTCGAACTGGTATGAGAAAAGGAGAAATGCAGGGGCTTAAGTATTCCGACATTGATAAGAAACAGAAACTGATTCATGTTCAAAGAACATTGAAATACATAGAGGGCAAGGGATATATGGAAGATACGCCAAAGACAAGAACTTCCGCCAGAGATATACCGTTGACTGCTGCCACATTGGAGCATATAGAAGCACAACGGAAATATTGGGGATTTAAAGTAGTAAGAATGGATCAGTATTTATTTTGCAATGAAGAGGGCGGACCGGTCAGCAGGGAACGGATACAGGCAGAGATTGACAGAACAATAAACCGGATTCGGGAAGCCGGGCATGATTTTCCGAGAATCACAAGCCATGTATTTCGCCATACATTTGCGACCAGGGCAATTGAAGCAGGTATGCAGCCACAGGTATTAAAAACAATACTGGGGCACAGTTCGCTTGCTATGACAATGGATTTATACAGCCATGTATTACCGGATACAAAGGCAGAGGAAATGGAGAAAATAGCGAATGCATTTTAG